GAGGCGCGTTAGACCGCTACGCTAATGGGCCAAGAGCACAATCCACTACCAATGGTATCATTGGGCAGATCATGCAGTGAGAGAGGAGGGAATTGAACCCCCGATGGTTCTTATGTAACGGTTTTACAGACCGCAGCCACACATATTGCCAACAGTAGCCACTCTCCCACGATGGGACATCTCGGATTTGAACCGAGGACTAACCGGTTAAAAGCCGGATACTCTACCGCTGAGTTAATGTCCCAAATAATATGGATAAATATTCGGTTGTCTAGGTTCTGGGAGAGGGGTGATCCCTCAACCACTTGATTAGAATACCACCGTTTGGTCTCTGGAGGGAGGTTGGTGGACACTTAGGAAACTGTCACAGGCAACAAAAAAGGGGAGGAAACTTTTGGTTTCTCTCCCCTTTCTTTTGCTTTTATGGATTACATCTTACATAAGACTTTCCATATCCGCAAACAGGGGAGCACCCTCAATATGCCAATAGCGGCAATCAAGGATGGTAAACTGTTTGGTGGGCATTGGGAAAGTCATTGTTTTAATCTAAGTGTTATTATTTATAAGACTTTTTTGTTAAAAAGTCAAGCGTCTCAGGAGGGACTTGAACCCCCGACCAACTGCTTAGAAGGCAGATGCTCTATCCAACTGAGCTACTGAGACATGTTTGTATGTAGTTATTATAGTGGGGGAAGGGTTTTTCGTCAACCCCTCCCTCCTATTCTATTGTATCAAACTTCTACCGTGATCAGTCGGTTGGCATAGTCATGAGCATACGAAGTGCGGGCACCATGATGCCCCCAACCAATCCAACTATACGCATAGTCCATGTAACGATTGATAGACTTTCCAGGAGTTTTCATCCTACTCTCAATCTCTTTCCATTGGACTTCATTCGTAAGATAACGAAGTTGCGTGTGAAGTCCTGATGGTGAACCACCATACTTCTTAGCAAAATCACCCAATCCATAATATCTATTGGCAGATGTCCATTGAATCAGTCCGTAACCACGACCGCAATTACTCCAACTGGTTCTACTACCACCTTCACAAATGTTAGGAACAAAAGTTGATTCCTGACGAATATTACCCATGATGGTAGCAAGGGCGTTTCTGTCTTTAACTCCAATGTCCTGGAAATATTCCAGGGCAACATTTTCATTTTCATTACACCCTTTACAAATTAGCCTTTTCTCTTTTGGCTTTTCTGGTGCAACCTCTCGGATTGCTGTCTTTGATGTAGGCTCCTCTTGAATGATGGAGAATGGTGGTGGACCACTCAAAGGGGGAGGAGGAAACACTTGAGGCAGTGTTGCCGTATTGGTTGTAACCATTGCTACTAGAGGAACGGCTACTGTAAAGAAATTTTGCATTTAAATTAATTGAACTCTACATCCTAATAGAGAAAGCGCACTTCCCCTTTCTCAAGGGGCAATCTCCTAGGCTCTAAATGTCACTTCAAACTCTCATTATAAGAAAACCCACATAAGTGGGCTTTTGTCATTATAAGTTTTTATTTAGGTTTTGTCAATTACTTAAGATTCTGAAACCAACATCGTTTCACGAAACTCCTCATAAACCGCACAGGCACTCATATAATCTCCCATTTCTGCAAGATAATGAAGTCGGTCAATAATACTATCCTTAAGATCTTCAGTGTTGTCAATGAGATGATGTTCCATGAAAGTAATCCTTCCTGTAGTAACGACCAAGTACATTGCTATTGTAGTACTTCGGTTCCCCTGTGTCAAGGGCTTCTATCAAGACATTATTTAGAAACAATTGACGAGTTTCTTCATAATTTGTCTTACCTACAGAATCATGTAAAGAAATTATTGTTCTTAAGAACTTATCTTTTCCTAATCTTTTGATATCTTCTTTGAGTTCTGGGCAGGATCCGTAATACTTTTTCCAATCAGATTCCTGTTTACTTCTTCTACTAGCTCCTTTTTTCTTTCTGAAGCTCCAGAAATACTTTCTCCCAAAGTAACTCCGATTATTTTCAATGCAGTCAATACGATAAACAAAACCAAAATGATCTTGAATATGATCAGACTCAAAAACCTCTCCATTATAGAGCCAAGGGTTTTCATAGCTCATAAAGCTCTTAGAATTATATGAGCCTTATTTATCCTTTGAACCCGGACAGAGTTATTATAGTCACAAAAAAGGGGGTTAGTCAACCCCCTTAGTTATATTTTTAATTGTTCTCAACGAACATTAGCACGATACCACTTCTCAAAATCTTCTCTACGCTTGTCACCTCTTGGTGGCATTGGAGTTTTTTCTCCACGAACTTTTTCATACTTTCTATCCTCCTTCTCACCCTTCTCGGGATCACGCTGATAACCTTCGGTTTCTAGTTCCTCTGGAAGAGAACCACTTCTTAATCTTGAAGGAGGTCTCTTTGCCATTCTACGCTCAATCTCACCATGCTTACCCTTTGTTGGGGGTTCATAAGACATTGTTTTTGATTTGGCAAATCTTTTCTTATTTGCCTCAATTCTATCTCTTTCTTTTTGATGTTTCATAATTTCTGCTTCAGTGAGTCCCATGATGATGGACTCTCTCCACTCTTCACTCATGTTTGCCATCATTACGAGTGCATTCTCTTCGGTCTCTGCATATCCTTCATCTAGAAGGTGACCTTTGACTAGATCAAAGATGTCAACACCAGCAGCAAGATTTACACCCTTCTTAGCAAGGTCAAAACCAGTCTTTGCGGTTGATGGTGCAGGAGACTTAGGTGCAGGTAGAGAAGACTTCATATCCTTCATAAGAGGATTGGTTGTTGCACTAGTTCCTCTTGTACGATCTCTTTCTGCCTTTGCAGCAGCAAGTTTTGGATTTGCAGCAGCCCACTGATCCATTGCAGATCCTGCGGGTTTTGCAGGAGTTGGAGTTGCGGTTGGTTTTGGTGTTGAAGTTGCAGCAGGTCTTGGAGTAACACCAGAACCAGCACCTCTTCCAGATCCACCAGATCCGGAACCACCAGAACCAGAGCCAGCAGAGCCAGATCCACCAGAACCAGTATTTGGTTTTTGACCCGACTTGAACAATTGTGGTTTATTTTTACCTTGCAAATATACAATATCGTTACCCTTTTTAGCCTTATAAAGAGTTTGACCACCCACATTAACTGTATCAGCCGCTCTAGTAAAACTTGAACCCCCTCTAGGTCCATAGTTGGGTCCACTTGCTCCACCTTTAACAACAACACCTTGGCGGCCGCCAAGTTGTGTACCAAAAGCCTTTTGCCCTGGTTTAGTTCCCTGACCTAGACCAGAAGCACTTTGTAATCCGATACCCTTACCTTGACCGAGAGCTGTTTTAACTTGTGTCTGACCCTTAATTCTTGCTTGACGAGCTCCATATCCTCTTGGATCGGTGTTTCCTCCCTGTTCATCTAACATTTCAAGTTCTTCAAATGTCATCTCAATAAGTTCTACACCATTGAGATCTTCATCAGAAAGTTCAATGACTTCTTCACTGAGAACTTCGGGAGTCTCATGAACCTTTGAATAGGCCTCCATGAGACCCTTAATTTCTTCTGCTCTCATTTTCCTGCAATAAAAAGTACTTTTATAATTCTATTTATTTATCTTCAGGTTTCCAAGAACAATCAGTTCCATCAAAAACTGGAGAGCAAATTCTCATCGGTGGTGCAAGTTTCTTACAATCCTCTGAGTAACATAAAGATTCATCGTTCTTTTCTTCAAGGTATTGTGGTTTATATTTTCTATCGGACTCTGAAATGATTCTGTCATATTCTTTTGTTACATCTCTTATAGCTCTATCAACATCTCTTTCAACTCTACGATTTACTTTGTCATGATCTTGTAGTATAATCTCATTAAGAATACCTTGCGAGAAATACTTTCTTTGAAGTTCGTCCAATAAATCCCAAAGTCCATGTTCTGATACTCCTGTGCATTGTGAGAGGGTTGCAATTATACTGGATATAACAACTCCGACTATAATGAGTTGTTTTTTATCTGGTTTCTTTTTACCAAATTGAAAGTTGAACTGCATGATTTGAAATCATTCTATTAC